GATGGATTTAGGAGAGCCACCGGTACTACCGTCTCTACGGCTCCCTGAACCCCTTGCGTTACCACGTCCGGTACTAGAGGTACCACGGGCTGACTTGCCTTCATACAAGCCGCTTGTGGTGCCTCCTAGCGACCTCCGACCACCTCCAGGGGTCAAAGGACCGAAGACAACCGAAAAACCAAAACCAACTCCACCTAAAGTGCCAAGTGACATTCGTTATCTTGATGTTCCTAATACTGACATTACTGTACCTCTACCCAGTAACGAAATCTTAGTCACCGCTGGCACAACTGCCGTTGTATCCGTTGCAGCCACCCTTACAGCCACTGCAGTTTTCAAATGGACAGTAAACGTCTTAAAACCTGTGTTTAAGAAACTACTTACCCGGAAGAAAAAAGATGGAGAAAAGACACCACACGTGGCTGAGTGACTTTTGCGGAGAGATCGTAAAAGCACTTGTCCTGTTTTGGAGTGCAGGCGTTTTGACTGCATCCTACATGGGAATGCTGCAGAAGATGGACCCAACATTTGTTGCATCTTTGCTTAGCGGCACTTTAGCTTCCTATGGCATTTCTCGTGTAGATAAAAACTCTAAATCTGACCCACCAAAATGAAAAAACTACTTTTGCTGTTGCTGCTGGCTGCTCCAGTCTCAGCACAGACTGTCACCCCGCAGTTCACCCAGGGGTCGATGCAATCCACTACAACTACCACCATTGACATCACCCGTACTATTGAGACTGAGGTGTATGGCGGTGATTACAATAGCTGGTCTGGCAGTAATGTGACTCCCAGCGCAGATATTGCTGGGGATAGCACAACCTTTTCAGTTACCACCGCTGGAGACCCATGGTCACTAGAGATCACCACCCGCGATGCAGGGGTCGTAGAGACAATCGACGTCACAGAAACCATCGATTCCACCTCTACTACTACCTCGCTCTCTATCTTCTCTCAATAACTCCTGCATACGCAGAAGATCCAAAGGTACAAAATACATCATCGCCGGTCGCAGCTGCAACGGGAAACGTTACGAATCAAGCTGTGCAATTCCAGAACAATGGTGCACCAAGTAGACAGATATTTGGTGCTAATAACTCTTGCAACGGCGCTACGATGACATTTAGCCCATTTTATATGGGCAATGATACGATTCCGTACGAAACTGAAAATTATGTACGGTCTAACAACTACGGAGCGCAGCTTAATTTCAGTGTACCGCTTGACGGTGGCATGATTGAGCAGTGCAAACAGATAGCACGTAGACACGAACAGACAATGCGGCTCCAATATGAGCTAACCAGAGCACTGAAGTGTACAGAAATTATGAAGGCTGGCTTTACATTTAGGCCAGGCAGTCGTGTGGAAGTTATATGCCACGACATTGTACCCATCGTAAGCATTACAAATGCCAAACAAAAAGTGGCCGTCGATCAAGGACAGCAAGCCACCGAAGAAAACTAACGTTAAATACGACCCGCACATGGGCGTGTTTGCACCCACCATCAAACAAGCCAAGCTGAAGGGTCAGCGTAAAGGCTACAACGTATGAAAAAGAAAGCAACGGAGGATCAGTTCAACGAACTGCACAACCTGGTAACTAAAGAGTTTCTCACTCGTATTAAGTCCGGTGATGCCACCACACAGGACCTTAAGGCAGCTTGTGACTGGCTAAAGACCAATGATATCAGTGGTGTTGCTATGGAAAGCAGCCCACTCGCCAAGCTTGCTGCCGTAATGCCAGAAGTTGACCCAGAACTTGTTCAACAAAGGCTATATGGCCGATGAAAACTTCTACTTACTACAAATCTAACTCTGCAGCACGCAAAAAGCGGCTAAAACAGCAGGGTGCCTACAACAAAACCAAAAAAGGACTCATGATCCGTACAGCAGCTAACAAGCTGAACCGAAAGCTTGGCACGTACGGCAATGGAGACGGCAAAGACGCATCTCATACAGGACCTGGCAAAGGTAAAACAGAGAATGCCTCTGTAAATCGCCGCCGTCCACGTATGAAACAACGCTACGCATGACTCCTTTACTTCCTACTCCTGATCACTACATTTACAACCTAATAACCATGACGTCCTCTGAAGCAAAGCGCCTTTGGAGGCGCAGCATCAAAGAACACTTTGGATGCACATGTGTTTATTGTGGAGAAACCTATGACTTACACGAACTTACACTTGACCACGTCCACCCTAAAACGTTTGGTGGAGAAGATATTACAAGTAACCTCGTTCCATGCTGCAAAAAGTGTAATCAGGACAAAGGAAGTAACAATTGGCTCTCGTGGATGAGAGCAACATTCGGTATTAACCGTCTCAGAGAAACTCTTATTTTATCTCACATTAAGTAATGGCACCTCGTAAAAAATCAAAAGGCAAAAAACCTGCCGAAACAATGCGTCAACGTCAAATGCGTTTGCGTAGGATGCAAAGATCACTAAAAGCATCATCAAAACAACTGCCTCCTGGCAAACCGGGCGGGGCTATCGTCAAAGCCCAGTCAAGTACACCTATGTCTCCACGCCGAAAAGCTGCCTTGGATCGGCTTCGTGGTGGTGGCAGCTCATCTAGTGGCGCTACACGTGTCGGTAAGCCCGGTGCTGGTGGTCCGAAACCACAACCACGTCTGACTGGCAAACCTACTGTTGGTTCACGTATCAGAAGCTCTGGTTATGCATCTGACCTTCGTAAACTCAAGTCTCTTGCTAAGCAAGGCGGAGCAATTGGTAAAAGGGCCGCGGCTGCTTTGCTCAAGCTAGGCATTAAATACTCACCTGCAGCAGGTACGTTTGCAAAAGTTGCAGGTGCTACTGCAGCTAAGGCTGCTCCTGGTGTTTTGCTTGCTGGCGTGATGGCAGCTTCTGCCGGTACTCCTGGCTCTGCAAAGATGTCTAGACTGGGTATTAGCAAAGATGGTAACGCACCGGTTCGACGTACACCACTTAACAAAGTAAAACGGTCACAAGCTACGTCCCGTAAAGTTGGACCAAAAGCTGTTGAAGGTGGCTACACGATCAGCAAAAAAGGTCGCGAACAAGCTGCTGCACAACGAAAAGCAAAGACAACTACAAAGACAACTACAAAGACAACTGCACCTTCACGGCCCACTAGCACGGTCCCGCCAGCACCTAAGCGTGATCGTATGGAAAAAGCCACGCATGATCAAAGAATGGCTAAATGGGCTATGTCTAATCGCAAGATGATCGAAAAGAGCGGCACTAAAAAGCAACGCGAAATCCTCGCTAAAGCACTCAAGAAAAAATAACATATGACCAACGTCGTTCAGGCGTTGCAAGATGACTTCAAGCTGTTCCTGCAAGCACTGTGGGTTCAGCTTGATCTTCCTTCGCCCACCCGTGCACAATATGCAATCGCAGACTACCTTCAATTTGGACCTAAGCGTCTTCAAATACAAGCTTTCCGTGGTGTGGGAAAGAGCTGGATTACTGGAGCCTTTGTTCTGTGGACGCTTTTCAATGACCCTGAAAAAAAGATCATGATTATCTCGGCCTCTAAAGAACGGGCCGACAACATGTCTATATTCTTACAAAAACTGATTATTGAAACACCATGGCTTTCTCATTTGCGTCCTAAGTCTGATGACTCCCGATGGTCCCGAATCTCGTTTGACGTTAACTGCAGCCCTCACCAAGCTCCTTCAGTTAAGTCTGTTGGCATCACTGGTCAACTTACTGGTAGTCGCGCTGACATTATGATTCTGGACGACATTGAGGTTCCGGGCAACAGTCTCAGCGAAACTATGAGGGAAAAGTTACTACAATTATGTACTGAAGCTGAGTCAATCCTTACACCAAAAGAAGACTCACGCATTATGTTCCTTGGTACTCCACAGACAACTTTTACTGTCTATCGTAAGCTTGCTGAGAGGGCCTACAAGCCCTTTGTTTGGCCTGCTAGGTACCCAAGGAAGGTAAGCCAGTACGAAGGCCTCTTAGCGCCGCAGCTAGTGGCCGATATAGACAACGGTGCTGAACCGTTGGGAGTAACAGATCCTGACCGTTTCTCAGACGATGACCTCTTGGAACGGGAAGCAGCCATGGGTCGGAGCAACTTTATGCTCCAGTTCATGCTCGATACAAGCCTATCCGATGCAGAAAAATTCCCTCTTAAAATGGCTGACCTTATTGTCACCTCTGTTAATCCTACTACCGCTCCTGACAGCATCATCTGGTGCTCAGACCCCTCTAACGTCATCAAAGAACTCCCAACTGTTGGACTACCTGGAGATTATTTCTACAGTCCAATGCGCATCCAAGGAGAATGGCTTCCTTACCAAGAAACAATATGCTCGGTTGACCCGTCGGGTAGAGGAACGGATGAGACGGCTGCAGCTTTTATCAGCCAACGAAACGGTTTCCTGTACTTGCACAAAATGTGTGCTTACAGAGACGGATACTCGGACAACACGCTCCTGGACATTCTGAGACACTGTAAAAAATATCAGGTACAGAAACTTGTCATCGAAACTAATTTTGGTGATGGTATTGTTGCAGAACTGTTTAAGAAGCATCTTCAACAGACTAAACAGGCGATTGACGTCGAAGAAGTCAGAGCCAACGTTCGCAAAGAAGACCGTATTATTGATGCTCTTGAGCCTATTCTTAATCAACACCGCCTTGTCGTTGACCGTGGCGTCATTGACTGGGACTACAAGTCCAACAAAGACGAAGCCCCTGAAAAAAGACTTCTGTACATGCTCTTCTATCAGATGAGTCGCATGTGTAAAGAGAAGGGGGCCGTCAAGCATGACGACAGACTCGATGCTCTTGCTCAAGGCGTCAAATACTTCACTGACTGCATGTCTATATCAGCTCAAGAGGCTGTCAACCAAAGAAAACGTGAAGATTGGAACGACATGCTTATCGCTTCAATCGAAGACCCTCAAGGCTCAGCTAACCACCTTGTCCTTGGCATGGATAAAGACCAAAGACAAAAAGCTAGAGGTAATGCCAAAAACGGTCTCCCTACCTGGGTTTCTCTTTAGCCTTCGCCCTTCGGGCTCAGGTGTCTCACGTAAGACTTACGGTAAGGGACTATGTATAAGGGGGAAGGGAAAGGAAGGGTGGACCTGACCCATCCCCCCCACAGGGACTCGATCGTCATCCTTACGGAAGACAATCCAGTCCCTTTACTTATACAGGATATGTCCCCGGGAATGGACATTCTGTGAATCTTGTAAGTAACTACTTTTATGTCATGTTAACAACGTACCTTTAATGTAGATGGGATAGGATTATCCGTATCATCATTGAAGGATGATCATGATAATAAGATCCCTACAGTATGGATAACATTATGGACATTAAGTTAGACGATGTACGAATCATGAAGTGTAAAGAATGTGGTGTAGAAGTTCCGGTAAATGTGAACTACCCAATTTCTGAAGTCACTTGTCTGGTGTGTTGGGCTAAGCGTAAGACCGATAAAAAATGACAAAAATTTGTCAAGCCTATTAACGCGTGTACACGGCGGCCAGAAACCCCCTAGCCCCCTCGCGTCCAGAAAAATCGGTCTGGACGGGACTAAATGTCAGTCATACCAAGGGGTTTGGGGCCTTGCGTACCTGTGTAAGAAGCAGATACGCAGGACTAGACGGCACGATATAGGGTCTTATATGTAACGCGTGCGTTCTATATATCCAGCGTGATCTGTCCGGCCACCAACCACCTGAGAAATTGGCACACTAGCCCTTGGCACTGGTCAGGGTCAGGGCGAGGATGGCTGCAAGCAACCGGAACACACCAACTACCCCGGATTGCTCAACACACCATGTCCAACACCTGCTACACCTATCTTCAGCTTCAAGAGGCAGTGCAAGCCTGCACGCCATGCAGTCTCACCATCTCCCACGATGAAGACTGGAACCGATTCTTCAACCTGCTAGACGGCTGCGGTGATCGTATGGGCGACCCTTTTGATGACCTGTACGACGTGCAGTCCTATGTCACAGAGAACAGCGACGTCTTCAACTACCTGGCGAGGTACAACAAGTGAAAGCCCTTACCGTCTACCTGTCCATCATCTTCGTCGTCACACTGGGCCTAGGTGCCTGGGTCAATGACTTCACAGCGCGGC